CCATCCACGAAGCTACTAAGGTAACTGCTGATAGCAGAGAGGCGCTTAAGATCAGAAAGAAAACTAACAGCAGACTCCATGCCATTGCTTGTAGCGGTAGCCATAAGCATTTCAAGATTACCCTTACTAGTACTAAAACCATTTGCGCTTACCCATTTCTTACTTGGTGGATTGAACATAAGTCCTGCTGTTTCTTTTGTCTCTGATAGTCTGTAACCCTTTGCGTCACAATCTGTACATTTGTTTGGTATCTTGTACAGCGTACCATCTTTTCTTTTCTTGTATTTCTTGCCAGCACCACTACAGGTAGAGCAAGTAGAAGCTTTAGTTTTTTTAAGTACTCTAGTATTTGATGCTACTATTTTATGAAACTTATCTTTACATTTAGAATGTGCTACAGCTTTGTAATCTCCACTATCGTCATACTCAAATACATTAACCCACTCAGCTTTACTTAGAGGCTTTCTACTAAATATAACTTGAGATACTTGCTCAGGACTATTTAGATTTATAGGTGTATCACCCATGAGTTCACGAGTTTTACGCTGCAGTCTGTCTTCTATCTCTGCTTTCTCTTCCTCAAACTCATGCCTCACTTTTTGAAGGGAGGTTCTATCCACACGGATTCCTGACATATACATTCGGGTGAGGGCTTTACAGGTACGGAAGGTAATGTCTCTAACTCTATGTAAGGACTCTGCTTCTGGACTGTTGTAGTCTTGTTCCAAGGCAAGGTACAACTCACGAGTAATGTTGAGGTCACTCCTAAGATAAAAAAGAAGCTCTTGTAAAGGTATCTCATTGGTGTTGTATCCTTTCTTGTAATACTCTTTGAGAGTGTCTTGCTTCTGGTAGTTCAATTGTCTACGTTCTGCACAAGCCTCTAAGCTTATGGCGTCTTTCTGTCCACGCAACAACAAGTACTCTGCCAGCATCGTATCGTAGATGTCACCGTCATACTTGAAGCCCGACTCCCACAGCCACATCAAGTCATGCTGTGCGTTGTGCATAATCAACAGTGTTGTATTGTCTAGTAGTATCTGAATGTTTCTAACTCTTGATCCACCTACATCCTGATCTTCGTTGTGATTCAGTGTGAATAAGTGTGTCTCATCTACATTGTCTACGTTCTGCACACCTACTTGCACAAGCTCCAATCCTGGTTCAAACGGATCAAGTATGTTCTTGCCATCTCGTTTAGTGATTGTGTTTTCTACATCAAGTACAAGTCTCATGGTAAATACTGACTCCTATCTCCGTCTAACTGACAAGTGATACGTCCATGCCAACCTCCTTTGAGTTTGTTCTTGTCAACATTGATGTGTCTTTCATTAGACTCTAAGTCTTCTTGCTCTTCACCTGCAAAGTCACCTTTGTTTATTTTATTTCTTGCTATCAGCAACATCAGATCTGCCTCTGCAGCAAGTCCAGTTTTACTACCTTCAATCATAGATTTATCTGGTGAGGTTAAACCTTCTGCTGCAGCACTCAGTTGTGACATCCACATTATCACACAGTTGTATTGCTTTGCTATATTTCTTGCATGTATTGCTGCATCCTTGAGATACAGATCTGTCCTATCTCCCTTACCTGTGGCAAACTTGCTACCCATATCAAGCACTACAATGTCAGGCTCATAGGCTCTAATCACCGCCTCTGCCCACTCCATGTCTTTACCTGAGCTATCCTTAATAAATATATTTTTATCTACTAAGTCGTAACGTGTTGCAGCCAGCACCATATTAGACTGTACTTCATTGACGCTCATACTTGTGGCAGCGTTTAGATACCTAGCACCCACACGGTGTGATGCTTCTTCGTTACATAGTATGACACACTTAGCACCTTGATGTGCAAATCCGTTTGGTGCAGCTATGGTACTAGCATGAAAGCTAGTCTTACCTGTGTTTGGACGTGCGCCTACAACGACAAAGTGACCTGGACTTATGCCCTCTATATAACGTCCCAGTGATGGTATGTTCCACTTCCATTTAGATTGTTGATCATTTAGTTTAAGCAGTGTTTCTATACTTGTATCGTCCCAATCGATGTTAAGCTTAGGTAAGAAGTTATCCTCGTAGTCAGTGAGTATACTACGCAATGGTTCTAAACCAGAACGTGATCCATTAACGTAATCAAACCCTATGTTAGCAATTTCTTCACCTACGACTTGTTGAAATAACTTGGATAGTACATCCGTAGCTATGTCTTTAGACAGTGGTTTCTCTCTACCTACCTTATGAAACAGATCATTAAAGACTTGCTTGTTAGCTGTAGTCATACTGCTGTTGTTAGCTAAGAACAAAGCCTCTAACTCAGATGGTGTTAAACTCTTGTCATACGTTTCCATAGCGTAGTCTAGAGTTTGCTTTATCTTACGCACATCTTTGGTAAAAATTTTATCAGGGCATCGTATACCCTTATGATCGTCATAGAAATCTTTATCCATCATAGTGCGGATCAAAGCTAGTTCCATCATGTGTGTCTCCTCTCTTTTAGTTTCAATTATAAGAAGCAGCTATTTGCTTCTGTCTTTTTCTATCTTGTATTTCCTTTTGTAAGTATGCACAATCTTCCTCTATAGATTTACGCACACGGCTGTTTAAGTTTTTAGATTTTAATTTATTCTCAATCCTATTCAACTGTTCCTCTAATTCTTTAATCAAAACTTTTATCCTTGTTGTAAACTTTATCTAACTCCTCATCAAACTTCTTGTCTGACTCATATCTCTTACATGCCTCTAGCACTTCGTCTACTGTTAAGTCAACGTAGACTTTACCTAGCGGTACACGCTTATCAATTATTGCTGTCTTTGTCATGCTCTCACCACATTGGATTCATTAGGTCAAATGTTTCATACCAACTGCTACCCTCTAAGGCTAACCACATCATCACAGGCACACCTAGTATAAGGATTATACAAACTAGGAATGCCCATCCTAAACCTTTTGTTGTACAGTAATGTTCAGCCATAGTTCTTCCTATACTTCTTAGGGAAGTGCTCTTTGTTCAGCCCTCTGCTAACTTGCTCTGCTGCCCACGAGTAGTTCACATTCCAGTGTCTCGCTGCATCAGCTATACTCTTGAAGTCTTTACCGTGTAGCCTACAAGCTCTACCTCTCTGCTTTTGCGTTGGCTCTACCTTGATACGGATATGGCATGGTACATTCTTTGGTTGCATTATTTGTCTCCTATATTTCTTGGTGCATATACTTCACCATTGTATTGGCTACCTGTTTCATTATCTACTCCGAAGTTGAAGTAAGCTAGTATAACTAGCAATGCCATTATCCAGTAGAAGGTAACCTTTACCCACTTGATAAATGCTTCGTATGTTTGCTTTGCTTCTAGCTCTGCTACGTGTCTTGGTTCTACACCCTTCATTAAACTATCTCCTCTAGTTTCTTAATGTCTGCTTCTACTTTATATTTAATATCATCATAGAGTCTCAACGCTATAGTCTCTAACCCTGTGTAAGCCTCTATCTCTCTCTTATATTGTAGTGTCTTGTATGCTGCATCAGGGTCTAACGCTACAATAACTTTATAAAAATTATCTAAGTGTTGCATATCTGTCACACTAAATGACGTACCAAGTATAGCTAAACCTGTTAGACCAGGAAATAGTTTAGCTGCTACAGTCGCACTGATAACATCCTCTACTAATACCACTACACCACTGGGCTTACCTACCACACGAGTAAAGACTGTAGGTGTTTTGTCGTAGCGTAACCACTTGACTTGGCTTGCGTATGATATGCTCCTACCTATCGCCCCTACAAGTCTACCTCTATCATTGATAGGAAAAACTACACGTTCGTCTTTAACGTCATACATCAAGTCTTCACCATACAAGCCCCACCTAGCCACAAATCTTTCGTGATCTCTGTGTTCAGCGGTGGGTTTGACTACGTACTCAGGATAAACAAAAGGCTCATACTCAGGCTCTGGCTCTTCGTATCTAGGATCTAGCTTACGTTGTATTTCCTCTGCTGTCATACCTAATGACACTACTCCTTTAGTTGTACAGTCTAGCTTGTAACAATTATAAAGCAGAGCACTACCATCACGCCTAGCAGTAAATGTATTCTTACCTTTGCACTGAGGGCAGTCACCTCTATGTGTAAGATCCTCTTTTAAATCAAGGTCTTGCAAGTAGTTCTTAATGTTAATCATTTGAGTCTTTCCTCCAATGCTTCTCTTCAAATGTTACCATGGCATGACAGTTAGCGCACAGAACTTCACACTTACCCATCTCTTTTTTAAGTCTAAGTTTAGATTTACTATACCTTCCAAACCCCATTTTCCCTGCTTCATTTCCTATCTGAAAGCTTTTTTTGACAGGATTCTTATGGTGAAAATGTAGAGAAGCATGATGCTTATTGAAGCCGCAACGTTTACATCCCTTAATTACTTTAAACCTACGTATTACTGTTATACCATACTGATACCTTCGCCTAGATCTGTCTCTCCATATTTTTCTTTGTACTTCCTGCCCCATTTTGCTTCTACCCACTATGTTTACCTCTTCTTTTTTCTAGTGCATTGCTTGCACCACTAAATGTGTTTACCAAATAAGGTTTAACTGAATCAGGATTCTTGTGTCCTGTTACTTGCATCAACTCAAGAGTCTCAACACCTGCCTCTACCATCTCAGTGATTGCAGTCCTACGTAAATCCATAGCTGTTAGTTTCTTTGGCAGTCCAGCAGCTTCCTTGACTTCATTGATTGCGTCATCGATGTGGTCTATTGCGTATGGCACATATGCCCCTGCCACTGGTGTAGTCTTGGGTGCTACGTAGTCTTGGAACCCGAAGTCCTGACTCTGTTGTCTAAGCATAGAAAGTAGATCATCAGGTATCGGTAGATGTACATCAGCACCACGTTTACTTTGTGTTAAATCAACACGTTGTGCGCTGAAGTTAATGTTGTCCCAAGTCAAGGTACGCATGTCTCCGACACGCTGCGCCCACTCGTATGCCATATGTACGATCAGCCCAATGCTACGCCACTTGAAGTTGCCGTATGCTGTGTCAAGAAAAGATACTACTTGATCACGAGTCCACTTGACCTTGCGTGGCTTAGTGCTCTTCGTCTTGATCAAACGTACTGGGTCATTGTCCATTACGTCTAACCTCATGCTGTACTTCCATGCCGTAGATAAGACAGCCTTGCGGTAGTTAGCTGTACGTACACCAGACACAAGCCACTTCTCGTAAGCCAGATTAGTGTGTCTAGCTTTGATGCTACGCACTGTGTAGTTACCTAAAAGCCTACCTTCTACTTTAGTCTTAAGTATTATATCCAAGTGTTTCTCGTAGTCTTTCTGTGACTTAGCACTTAAGCTACAGAAGTTATTACTATGTAAATAGAACTTCACTATCTCAGATAGCTTCGATGTATGCTTTGGTATGTCTACCACTTTCTCCTCACTTTCCAATATACCCACGCTTCTACACAATGACCTTCACCAATCAACATGTCAATGAAATAAACTACGTTAGGCTTTCCCTCTTTTTGCCACTGGTGATTCCTTGCGCTGAACGTCTGATTGTTTTGCCCTCCCAGAATTACGTTTATCAGGACGCTCAATGCTGTTAGTATTCTCTTTAGGTAGATCCCCAAGCCTATCAGTAATGTCATCATGTGGATCGTCTTTCGGATCAATTTCATCATCTGTCATAGCACACCTATGTGCACCAAGAATATGTATATAAAAGGCCAAAGAATAAATAAAGACCAAAGATAACTAAAAAAGGGGTTCATTGTTCTCATCCAATACATCGCGTCTAAAATAATTTGTATTACTTCTCCAAGGTATATCTATATTGTTTACCCCATCGTCTTCATGGGAGATAGGTAATAAACCCATAGCTTCCATATGACTTAACAAACTAACTGGCAATTGAGGTATCTCCATATTTGGAAGACTTCCTATAAACTTCTTTGTCTTCATCTGTTTCTCCAAAACATTCTTTAATATAAACGAACTCATTCTTAGCATACAGATCTTTTAAATACAATATATCTTTACGGCTGTCGCTTGAATGATAAGCAAACATCTTTTTTGTATTCTTACTGTATATGTCTAGTGCGTAGTACATGGTTACTCCTACACATTGATATATTGATGGGTGTTCATGGTGTATTCAATACCCATCTCATAGTCAGGATTAGTAGAGTATAGCTCTGCCAATGCATCTACTGTAACCTTTACATTATTTAAAAGCATTCCCTCTGAATCCTGATAATCACCATCGTCAAAGACAGGTATAACTGTTACTACCTCTTTCCAGTGTTTCCATTTGTGATCCTCTGGCTTATCATCAGGGTTCAAACACTTGCGGTGTCTCTCGTACACATATATAACTGCATCATGGTAGTCACCTACTTTTATTTTATATGTCTTATCTTCTAACATTACTTTCTCCTCTTCTTAGCGAAGTTCTCTACAATTCTTTTGTTTCTGCATATGACAATGACATAACCATCCTTGTCATACGCTACCCATTTCTTTTTGCGCTGCATAATAATTAATTTATCTTTAGCTCTAGGCACGCTAGTGTCTCACTATTGTTTGATACTAACACAGCAGCCTCACTCAATGCTGCAACGCATTCCTCTTTACTAGTGTATGTCTCAACATGATAGTATTTCACTGTTTGAGAATTAACTAGTAGCTGCATCCATACTAACGCCCAGACCATTACGCTGCATCCTCAGATGAACGCCATACATATCGTGTGTAACGCTGTCCTGTCACTGGGTGTTTACTCTTCACACCATCAATGGCGTACCCTAGCTTGCGTAACTCACTGATACGAGCAGTGAATGATTGTATGCTGTAGTCAAGCAATGCCTCACGCTGTGTCAAACCTTTGGTTGCCTTAAGGTGTTTAAGTATCTTTGTGTATTGTGTAGTTTTAGCCATTGTCTGTCTCCTTTTCATTTAACTTGGCTTCGTTTATGCGTGACATAATCTCGTCACATATGTCGATCAATGTTCTCGTGGACTCAGGTGGTAAACTTAGTGTTTCACCAGTGGCGTCATGTGTGATTACGAGTCGATCATTATCCCACAATGTAGCTTGCCATCCGTAACCTAAACTTTCATTCTTTAATACTGTAGTGTACCCATCGTCTGATATGATTGCACCTTGTGCTGTCTTGTAGTTCATTGCTGTGTCTCCTTTAATCTGTTTGATCTACTGTAATCACGTTATAGTCAGCCATCATTGCACGAACTTGCTCTGGACTATACGCATATAAATAAATACTCCTGACTAAATTATCATACTGCTCAGGGTAGTAGTCTACATAGTATCGCATCATTGTTGTGTCTCCTTCTGTTTTTCTGCAATGTCATGTACTCTTTCCATGAATATAGCTAATGCCACATTAAAATCTGTAAGGCTACAGTTTTCCGCAACATCTCTAATATTATCCCAGAAATCATACTTGT